GTCCGCGTGTTGTAGTTCACCACCTTGTAAACGGCGGCAGTCATTACACCCACCTGTCTTGCCACGTGATGACAGCGCTACCGCTCGAAAGGTGCAAGCGCCGTTCCCCGTTGGCGAATTCGGGCCATACGGAACCGGCCGTGATAAGCCCCGTGATGTCCGCTCCGCCGGAAGCCGTGACCTTCTGAGCCACGCTGTCCGCCGTAAAGTCCCCCGTGTACGTCACGCCGAAGTAATCGCCCGTGGTCTCATCCGTGAGAACGGGATTCGTCCCGCCCGTGAACGCGATTGAGGGAAGCGCCGGAACACCGCCCGACTGAGTGAACACGGTGAGAACGTCCGGGTCAGAGTCGCCGGTAACCGTCTCCGTGCGGGTCGCCTGCCCGTAGATGTACGGATCGGTAGCGAATAGCTCAACCACGATGTTGCACACCCGGTAGGCGAAGTTCAGGTCAAGCGGGCCGGAGCGCTTGCGCGGACGCGCGTTCACAACGGCCGTGAGATCCCCCGCAAGCCCCGGAAACCGGAAGGCGAAGGGTAGTTCAGCGCGACCGGGCCGAAAGGCTGTCTGTACGGCGCTCAGGGCCGCCGTGAAGTCCTCTTGCGTCTCCCCGTAGACCTCAAGCGTGAGCGTCACGGTTCGACCGTTCATGTAGTCGTCACCCGCCCAAAGCCCGTCCCGCTGAATCAGGGTGAGATCAGCGGAGCGGACTTCGGGCAGCACTAGCAGGCCGTCAACGCCTACGATCGAAATGGCGGAACTAGGGTCCCCCATGACCAGTCCGTCATACGAACAGGTCCACTCATCTAGTTCCGCCACGTCGTTCCCTCCCTCTGGACCTACTCAATTGAGTAGGTCTAGTGAGCCGTGCGGAGTGCCCAGGACACTTCACGGCCGATTGCGAACGGGTCAGCGTTCGTCTGTACGTTGACCGTCACTCCCCCACCCGCGCCGCGCGCATGGTTGGGAACCACCGTCGATCCGTTCGGAAGAAAGACGTCTTCCTTGCCGCGCTCACCCACCGTGGTCCAGCCGCTAGCCGGGCCACCCATGGCGCGAATCTTCGGAATCGGGTTAGACGGGATGCTGATAGCAACCGGACCCCAACCAAGCTTGTCCGGGATAGCCCAGTTCATCAGGTCAATTACGTGGTTCATCGCGCCCTTAGTCGCGTTCGTCACCACAGCGCCCAGCGAGGCAGCGAAGCCACCCAACCGCCCTAGCCCGTTCTTGATTCCGTTAATGATGTTCGAGCCGATTTTGTCGCCGGAGCTAACCAGCGCACCACCGGCCGAAGCGATCCGCCCGGGTAGCCCCTTGACGAAGTTCACAACGGCGTCAAGCCCCGCCTTAGCCTTGTTCTGCACGTAGGTAAACGCGGTGTTCGTGAAATTCATGATGTCCCGCCAATGGCTGATGATCAGCCCAGGACCCGTGAAGTTCTTGAACAGGAACAGGATCAGGTCGAATACCTGCTTTACCTTGTTCCATATCCACGTGAATACCTTCTCGGTCCAATCCTTGATGGTGGACCAATTGAGGATGATCAGCGCCACCAGCGCGACAATGGCCGCGATGATTAGCGGGATCGGCCCCATGGACAGCAGCCACGCCGCAGCGATGATGGCAGCGTTCGCCATCGACTCAACGGCCATGCTGACCCATGCGGCAACCGTGATCGCTGCCGAAATGACAGCCTGTCCGGCTTGCTTGAGCCACCCGCCGACCACAAGCCACGAAGCGGCCACCTGAGTAGCAGCACCGCCCGTTGCGGACGCCGTGCTAGACAGCCACGCCGCTACGTTGGACGCTGCGGAAATGGTTGCTGTGACACCCCACTGAACCAGCGCGGGCAGCAGGATTGCCGTAATGACTCCGGCCACGATGGACAGGGGCTCACGGTTGGCAATGATCCACTTAGCGGACTGCATAGCCCAGGACACAACCGGCTGTAGCCCCTTAGACAGGGCCGTAAGCGCCGGAACAACCTTCGTCCCGATCACCTCAACAATGGATTGCGTCAGCGCCCGCTCAAAGTGCTTGATGTTGCTTGACGCCGTGTTCGACATTTGGTCACCGGCAGCCTTCGCCGCTCCGTCCACCTGCCCCAGGCCGTCAACCGCCGTGTTCACGTTCAGCGAATAGAGCGCCTGCCCCATGTCCTCAGCCTGAGTGCCGAAGAGTTCCGTTGCCGCAGCAGCGCGCTTAGCCGGGTCCTCAATCGCCCGGAGCTTGTCTAGGGTCTGCCCTAGGGCTTCCTTTGCGGCGGGGCCGCCCGCAGCAATCTTGTTCTTCATGTCGTTCGCGTTCAGGCCAATGGCCTTGAAACCGGCAATCGTGGTTGCGCTGCCGTCAATAGCGCGAATCGAAAATTCCTTGATCGAGTCCGCCACTAGGTCCGCGTCTCGCGCACCACCCTTGAGCCCCTGAGAAATCAGGCCCATGGCGTCCTTACCGTCAAGCCCCACCTTCTTGAACTGAACGCTGTATTCGTTGAAGGTGTCTAGAAGGTCTTCGGCCTTATTCCCGCCGACCTGGGCACCGCGCGTCAGAATGTCGAACGCCTCTTGTGCGTTCTTCGCCATGCCGGTTTTGAGCATCTGACCGACAGCGTTAGCGGTAGGGCCGACGTCTTCGCCCAGGACCGTAGCCACGCTCATTGCAGACTCAGAAATTTTGGACATCTCGTCTGCCGTCGAACCGGCCGGAACTAGACCCTGCTGCCAAAGGTTCTTTAGCGCCTCATTCGCCGACTCGATCGAATCGCCGTACCCGTCGCTGTAAATCTTTCCGGCAGCCGCGCCCAGCTTCTTTGTCTGATCCGGATTCGCGCCTAGCTGAGCGGCAAGGTTCGCCGTCGCCTGCTGCTGATCCATCGCTTCGTCTAGGCCGCCGAGTAGGCCAGCGGCAATCGTGCCACCGGCCACCGCAGCAATCTTCGCGGCCTTACTGCCGAAGCCCTCAACCTCGTTCGACGCTTCGTTAAGCGAGTCCACCAAATCGGAGACGTCACCTAGCAGCGTGATCGTAATAGGACGGGCCACGGTTCCCCCTTACGTCATAACCGGGGTTCGTCGCTCACCAGCGGCCCCACCAGACCGGCCACGGGACGCGCGCCGGTGTTCATCGTTCTGAGCCTCAACGTCCTTCGTCATCTGCTCAACCAACGCGTTAAAGTCCCTCAGCTCAAGGGAACGAACGTCCCGCCACGTCAACCCCTCAAAGTGGCCGATTAGGCGGGCGCACGTAACTACGCGTTGGTCTCGGTAGGGTCCGCCTTCGGCTTCGTCTTGAGCTGAATACGGAGCTTGCCCGCATCCTCAATCGTGAAGTCCGGGTTATCGCGCCGCTTGATCACGAACGCCATGGCCTTGAGTAGCTTCGCCTTCCGCATACCCGGCTTGGACAGGGTGTCTAGGGGCGCGTCGATGATCTCTTCGATAGCGTCGATTTCGTCCAGCGTGAGACTGTCGATGTTCAGCGAAAGAACCTCGGACATGTCGTCAACAGGCTTGCGTGCGGGCATTAGTCGCTCTCCAAACGTTCGCGCAGAACGGTCTCAATCTCACGTTCGTACGTCTCGGAAACTTCGTCTGACTTCCGGGCCATCGCGCGGAAAAGGAATCGGTTAGGCCGAATGTGACGGCGAGGGAAACCGAAGTGAATAGCTCCCGCGTACGGCACGCGAGACGCTGAACCGGCTTTCACGGCAGCGCCCTTAGCGGACGCCACAACCGTGATGGACTTTTCCAGCTTGCCGGGCCGGTACCGGCGGGAAGACTTTGCGTCCCGGTGCCCCTCAGGCGCGGTACGTCTCGCTTCCGGCTTGACGACTTCCGCCGCCATCTTGTTGACCTCACGAACCTTCCGGTTTAGCTCCCGGTCGCGTAGCGCCCGAAGGTTGCGGTTTAGTTCGTTCAGGCCATCGACTTGAACCGTGAATTGCGAGCGTTGCGCCATGAGGGGACACCTTCCGACCTACTCAATTGAGTAGGTCCAACGTCGTTACGGGGCGACGAAGGCCGGGTCAGCCTCAACGTAGACAACCTTGATGGCTGCCGTAACGTCGTCGCCCGGGTCCAGCACGCGGAACGGCAGGGTGATCTTCGTAAGGTCATCGACCGACGCCACCGGAGACTCACCCGTGAACTGAATCGCGGGAGTCGTAACCGTGACCGACGCGCCCGGAGTAAGCCCCGTAAGCGTGGCGGTCAGCGTGACAATCTCGCCCGCTAGGAACGCCTCATAGAGCTTCACAGCGTCCCCGCCGAAGTCACCTTCTAGGCTGCCTTCGTAGGTCGGCACAGCGGCACGGACGGGCTTCTTCTTTAGCGAGGAACCCCGAAGGAACCGGCGCTCAGTGTTCAGCCCCAGGTCTCCCGTAAGGCTGAACTTGGACGCGTCCAGGACTACCGCCGAGTTGTCCGCCCGCTTGAGGGACAGGCTTACCGCCGTCCAGTCGTACGCCCGTGCGTCCTCCGGGTACACAACCGGCAGGAAGCTAGCCTCAGTGGACGTGTGCGCGACGTCCTGGAAATCGAACTTCGCGTCAAACATGACCGGCTTTTCGGTCTCCGCCGTGAGCGTCCAGCCGGTTGCCATGCACCCAACGTGCGTGTAGGCAACAAGCGTGTTGTCCGTGGTCGGGCGGATCATCTGAGCCGTAAAGCTAGGGGCCGTGGTGTGAGTGGACGTCGTGAACGTGTGCGTGATGTGTCCCGCACCATCGTTAACCCCACCGTCGTACACGTCGAACACACCGGACAGCAGCGCGGAAGCGCCAGCGTCTAGGAGGTCAACCTCAAGTTCACCGTCCCCACCCATGTTGACGATATTCCGGCGGTCCGCGCGGGCAGTCTGTAGCCCCTTCCGGAAGCCCACGGATTCGATGAAATCGCGGGTAGTCTTCCAAGAGTCCGCGTGACCCTCGTAACCCTTGACAGTGGTTGCAGCGGTACCGTACGCACTCTCAGCGCCGATACCGATAGAAGCGTCAAGCGACATGCGCTAGCCCCCTTCGGTTAGGTGATTCGCCCGCGCACATGCACGCGAACAACAAGCGCCGAGTAAGCGCCGTCAGTGGTTTCCCCCGTGTCGCAACTTCCGGACTCCGGGCGTATGTCTTGCAGCCCCTCAACCGACGCGCGAGGCAGGGACCGGCAGGCTTCGGCAATCACCTCACGAAGTCCGTACACGGCCCGCTCAGCGTCTATCGGCTTGCCCGGGGTAACCACCAGCGCGTGAGCCTCAATCGTGCCGCTCACGTTCGTTGGCTTGCGTGTCCCCTGCCGCATACCCGCGACTTCGTCGTCATCATCCGTAGTCGCGCCTAGAAAGATTTGGTGACGTCGGTCCGCTTTACCGGTCTCCGCAAACGTCACTTGAGTACCCGCCGGGGCGGCAGCCACCAGCGCGTCAAACAGGGCTGACTTCACGTTGAACATGAACACGCGCCAGCCCCTTACATCAGAATGAACGGCACCCGTGCGCGGTACCGGTTAAGCCGTGCGTTCACCTCAGGCAGCGCGGTAGGCCGCCAATTTCCGCCCGCTTGCGCAAGCTGAATCGAACCGAATTCGCTTTGTAGCTGTAGCGCCCGGTCCGGGATACGAGAAACGGCGTCAAGGCAGAGTTGCCGCGCCATCATCCGCACGCACCACCGGATGCCCTCAGGGATCGGCGAAATGAGCCCGTCCCACGACTGCCCGCAATAGACCTCAACGTCTTCGCTAGCAATGTCAATCGCTTCGCTGAGCACGTCATCGGGGAACACCCCGGAGTCTTCTAGGCCGTCCAGCGCGCGAAGCTCATCTATCGTCGCGTATGTCATTCGTGCGCCTTCCCGGGAAAGGGGCCGGACCTACTCAATTGAGTAGGTCCAACCCCAACCCCTACGCCTTACGCGCCAGTGACGGTAAGGACCTTCGCCGACAGCTCATCGACTAGCAGACCGTCAGCGCGCTGAATGAACCGGTACACGACCTGATCACTCTTGAAGTTGACGTCTAGCGAACGCTCGACACGGAGCGGACCCGCGAACCGAATGCGGTACTTGGACAGGTCCGCAAACAGAACCTTGTCATCCGGCACGCCAACGTCGGTCAGAACCGGGCGACCGTTGAAGGTGTCCGGAGCGCCGAGCGTTACCGCCGACTGCCACAGGTACTGACCGTAGCTGTCCTTTAGCTTGCGCATCTGAGCGGCCGACTTGTCGGAGACCACGAACGAAGCGTTGCCCCGGTACTGAGGCTGTAGCTCATAGAACAGGTCGATAAGACCGTCAGAAACCGTGTTGTCCTTCGCCGTGGCGACGTACGTAGCGGTTGCCGGAGTAGCAGCGGTCAGGATGCCCGTAGGCTGCCCGGTGCCAGTACCGGTCAGGAAGTGCAGACCCATACCCGCGCCGATAGCCGGGCCAGCGTCGCCCACCAGGAAGCCGACTAGGTCTAGCTTCTGATCCTGGATTAGCTCACTGGAGAACGTAGACGCGTAGCCGTACTTGAACGCGCCCATGCTCCGCGTAACCGTGGTGCCGGTGGACTCGCCTAGCGGCTGAGCCTCGCCCACGATGGTTGCAGCAGCGCGACCCGTGACGACCGCGAAGTCTAGGGGCTCACCGCTGGCAGTCGTGAACGACGTAGCACCGCCACGCATGACCGTGGAACGGTTGACAAGCTCAGCCATTAGCTGACCGAACAGGGTACGCGGGATAACACTTGCGCCCGTGGTGGTGCTGTCGGTACGCGTCTCAGCCACGCCGCTGGACCGGAATTCCGCACCCTGGCCAAGCTGTAGCGCGCGAAGCTCAGCGTTTTCGTCGCGCACGTTCTCACGCCGCGCGCCCGCGCCCAGGTTGAGACCGGCTAGGGAGCGCTCAACGCTCTCCGTCGCCTTGATGGCCTCAATGCCTCGCTTGATCCGGCCGTCAAAGTCCGCGATAGCGCCGAGAAGGTTGGTCTCCTTCTCCCGCGCCGAAGCGTCCATGTCCTTACCGGCAAACTCGTCCGTGAGCGACCGCAGCTCAGCGGTAGCACGCTCCCGCGCCTCAAAGTTAGCGCTCAGAGTAGTAGCGTCCATGTGGACCCCCTTAGAGGAAAAGAGCGCGGACTAGGGCACGCGCGTTTTGGGTTGCATCGGATTCGGGCTCGGCGTCGTCATCGACACCCGCCGCAATTTCGGCTAGCTCTTCCGTCTCGGACTCGACTTCGACGTCTAGCGAAATGCCTAGGCAAATCTCGATAGAACGAAGTGCGGCGTCCGTAGTCGGGTAGGCCGGATTCAGAACCGGCCCTAGCTCCCGGACGTCCATGGACGTGATCTCACGAATAGGGAGACCGGTCTCCGGGTCATCATTCGCGGCGCGTCGCTGCCCGCCATCGTTCACGTAGAACGTGAAAGACGAACCGTTGACGTCGCCCCGCTTTAGAAGCTCCGCCAGGTCGCGCCCAACGGTGGTGTTCGGCAGGTCGATTTCATACCAACCGCCCGCGCCGTCTTCGCCGGTCCGCAGAGTGCCCGCAGACGAACGGCCAAGCACGTTGTTGTTATCGTGGTTGAACGTTGCGAAGACGTCATTCACGCCTAGCGAGCGTTCGCCAGCGCCCGGAAGAATCCGCTCACGGAATCCGCCTAGGTTGTGGCTCAGCTCATTGAAGCGGTAGGCGTATCCGCGCATCGTGATGGTGTCGCCGTTAAGCTCCCGGATCTCTGCCGTTCCCGTTAGGTTCCGGCGCTCCGCTGCTGCCATTCGTTCCCCCCTTTGATGTGGGACTAGCCCCGCTGGTATCGGGGGGTGTCTGGGCTCCGCCATTGCCCGGCGGGTCGCCCGGATCGGGCGTGACCACATCACCGGGAGCGGGCACGATTTCGCCGTCTTCCGTTACTTCGTTGAGGGTCTTCGGTACGCGGTGTACCTGTCCCTG